TGTGTACACAGTCATATCAACCTTCGCACCAGACGCGCTCATACCGTATCCGGTAGTCGCATACGACAGACCTGTTGAAACACTACCAAGAGACGGAGTGAATCCGTTAATGAGCTTCTTGGTATCTTCCATTCCTGCGATGAGCGACTTGTTAAAGCCTCCCATAACAGCTTTACCATGAGGTTGAAGTAGTCTATAGTCATAGCTTACTGGTCCCTTGTGGTCTCTGATCCATTTTGCAATGTCTCCAACGAAGTTCTGAATGTTGTTCCAGATGCTTCTCAGTCCGTCGAGGAATCCCTGCATCATATTCTTACCTGCGTTAGCAAGTAGGTTCCCTACGTTACCAAGAGCAGACAGAATCTTACCGGGCAGTCCCTTAACGAAACTGATTACATTTGCTACACCAGATACAACCGCATCGAGAAGATTAGCTAGCCAGCCTAGTCCAGCAGCACGAAGCATACCAGAGAGACCGCTAATCGCACCAAGAATTCGGCCAGGCAGACTGGCAAAGAAGCCAATAGCTGCATTAACCAAGTAACTGATGAATCCGAGAACCTGTCCCGGAAGGCTAGCAATCCAAGAAACAATCGCGTTGACTAGATCAGGAATGATGGAGTGACCGACGAGAACGTCATAAAGGTAAACGAAGAAGGCGATAATGCCATCAACTACACCCTTAATGATTCCCCATACAGCACCACCGAGAGTTCCAAGGACACCAAGCACAGTTTCAACGATACCGCCGAAAATCTGCCCAATACCTGAGAGGAACTTATTCCAGTCTAGTGTGAAAATGCCTGAAAGCACGTCCATGATTCCACCGATAATGCCCATAAGGCCAGAACCGATAGCCATAAGGCCAGGAAGCATGTTAGCAAACACGCCAGTCAGGAACCGCCAGACACCAGCAACAACTGCACCAAGTACAGTGAAGGTTGCAACTACTGTTCCACCGATTACTGAACCAACAACACCAGCGAAATTAGCAAGAGCCTTAATGAATGGATCAACCTTAGCCATCATATCTCCGAAGCCCTCTTGGACTCTAGCAAAGAATGGGGACCATGTGTTCCACATATCTGTAATCGAATCAATACCTTGCTGGAAGTAAGGCAGAATGTTCTGCCAGATATTCGCAATCGTGTCACCAAAGAGCTTCCATACAGGATCGAACTGTTTGAATGCTCCCATGAAAACGTCTGCGAAATGCTGCCATCCAGACACCAAACCATCGATAAATGGTTTGAAGAAATCGGAGATTGCTCCCCAATTACTAATGACTAGATAAGCCGCACCAGCAAGTAGCGCGATTACGGCGATTACTGCCAGTACCACAGCAATAATAGGAAGAGCCGCAGCATCCAAAGCTAGGAATGCAGCAGCCATCAGCATCACAATACCAATTAAGGTTGTGATTGCACCGCCAACAATCAGAACAACAGCTGTGATAGCTGCGAACTGAGCAATGCCAGCCTGTTGCTGTGGGGACAGCTTATTCCAAGCCTCTGCAATCCTACCAAAGAACTCGAAAACAGCAGTCTTAACCGGCATGATCGCGTCACCGACCTTTTGCCAAGCAATTGCCATCTGGTTCTGAGCAACGAGAATCTTAGAAGCATCAGTGTTAGCCATTTGCTTGTAAGCAACTGCCGCAGCACCGACCTTTTTACCATTCTCATCAGTCACATTAGAGGCATTCTGCATATCCTTGTAAAGATCCTTGTACGAACCCTTCGTATCTGCCAGAGCAGTATTGAAGAATCGCAGAGCCTGAATAGTTCCACCGGAACCGGCGAACATATCCTTCAGTTTAGCAGAACGCTGCTCCTGTGTCAGTCCCTTCATGGACTTCTTCATCATATCTACAATCTTAATCATAGGCTTGAGTTTGCCTTGTGCATTGTAGATATTAATGCCCATCTTCTTCATGTTATCGCCAGTCCGAGGATTGGAAATAGCATCAAAAGCTCGAGCTACAGAAGTACCAGCCTTAGCACTCTTAATACCGTTTCGAGTAAGCAGAGCCAGCATTGCGGCAGTCTCTTTATACGTCTGACCGGCACGATGAGCAGAAGGGTTAGCAGTTGCCATCGCATTTGTGAAGTCACCGAAACTACCAACGCCCTTACGGACTAACTGGAACATCAGGTCGTTCACTTTAGTTACATCAGTTGCTTTAAGCTGATAGGAGTTGAGAATACTGATAAGAGCACCAGTAGCAGTCTTGATATCAGTCGAACCACCAACGGCAGCTTTAGCAGCCTGCACCATGAAGTTAGTTGCTACACCTTTATTCTTTACGTCCATCGAAGAGTACAGGTCATACATAGCACCTTGCATTTCATCGATTGGAACAGCAAAGTTGGTAGCAACTTTTCGACCAATCTGTACGATATCCTCAAGAGTAGTCTTGAATTTATCGTCAACCTGAGTCAGCGTAGAAGTTGCAGCTTTACGGTAATCAACAGCAGCCTGAGCAGCATCACTCAAAGCTGCCACTGTAACTACACCACCGGCCACAGCAGAGGCACCAGCGGTCGTGAGAGCCATGCCGGTACTCTGTAGAGCCTGAACTTGCTTGTGTGAAGCTGCAACCTTATCTCTTGCTGCAATCAGTGCTGCCTTATTCTCCTGCTTCTTTGCAGCTTCAAGTTCCTTGACTTTTCTAATCTCACGGTCGTTATCTTGAATGATCTTGGCAGTTGCTTGTGCTTCTTTGATCTTGCGCTGGTCGGCCAGACGCAGCAAATCCTTTTTCTTGTTGACTACTTCTCTGATCTTAACGATTTCCTCGTCGTAGACCAGCTTAGTTGCTTCATGTTGCTTACGCAGAGCACGTAGCATCTTGTACATTTGCTTCTGATCGGCAGCATACATCTGTTCGATCGCAGCTTTACGTTGCTTGTAGTCAATAATTTCTTTGGTCTTTGCTACACGTACAGCTTCCTGAGCTTTTTGCTGAATCTTCATGCCATTGCGAGTGGCATTGCTTGTCTTATTGATCGCTGCAATCTTTTCACGCGAGGCCGCTTTAGCTGCATCACCTGTGGCAGAGAGCTTTGCACGCTCAGCCTGATAACCAGCGATCAGTTTGTTGTTACTAGCAAGGACTTTGACGTTCACACCCTGCGCGTTTCGAGCAAAACGAGCAAGGATACGCGACGCCTCATCACGAGCACGAAGGAAGATCAGCATTTCGTGTGCTGAAAAACTCATCGCGCACCCTTTCTCTTAGCTTCGGCCATTTCACGGTCTGTCTTTTTACCGACAGCACTTATTACTGCATCGAGCAGTTCCATGTGGTACGCATCCTGCTCAAAAAGACCGCCCGGTTTCGGAAGTACATGGAATGTTTTGCAGAAGTTATAGAGTTCCATAGCGAAGTTAACCTCGCTGAAGAACTCATGCCTGCTCATATCATTTACCATGATCCGAGACTCGATGCGGCCTTTGATCATTTTACAGCGTCAGAATCGAAGTTGTTCATCTCAGTGATGAGGCTATCGATTTCCTCACCAACCTTCGGGTCCAGCGCATCAACATCTGCGGGATTCTTGAAGTTGAAGGGCGTACCTGCGTCATCCTTCTCAAGATTATGCTCGACAATGCAGTTGGCAAATTCGAGATAGGTGGCCTTCTTGCTAGCCATAGCCATCTCACCAACAGCGTCCTTGCCAGAGTTAAGCTGAATGCTCATCTTGACAATTTCCTGACGCTCAAGCTTGTCGCCATACGTCATTCGCTTCAGAACAACGTACCCACCTTCACAAGACTTTAACTCTTCGCGGGTTGTATCCGCAACAGAATAGGCTTTAGGCATTACTTTCTCCTTGTATAGTGCCTGAAGGTCACCTGCGCCGGTAACGAATAACCGTTTCCGACGCAGGTGACTAGGAATCAGATTACGTGATGTTTTCACTTGTCGTGACAATGATCTGGTAGTGCTTACCAGTGGAATCAATCACACAAGCGTACTCAATCGATGCACGAATCAGGTCACCCTGACCACCGATATTGACCTCATACGAACTCTTGATTGCAACAGGAGTCGAAATGTTGACAATGTTGTTAGCATCGATTGTGGCAATCATCGTGAGCGACTGAGCGGTACCAGCTTTATAGGTATCGTAGTCCGCACGAGTTGCGAAATCTCGAGCTAGCTTAACGCTTGCAGAAGATTCACCGAAGCTCACGAACTGAGCACCTGTGGTGTTCTTCAAACGAGAGTTGGCCTGCCCATTATCTTCGGAACTGAACTCGAAAGTATCAGCATCGAAAATCTGTGTAGCTGTAGGAATCTGCAGTTGGTACATACCAGCTTGGAACACCGAAGAAGTCGGCCAGACCGCTGTAAGAGCAGACTGTGTAGCCTCATTACGTCCGAGAATCGAAACTGTAGCAGTCATCTTGCCATCGTCGCCCACTGTAATAGTGAACGAAGTAACAACACAACCTGTGTAACCAAATACTTCAGAGCCGCGCTTGATCGAGATAGAAAGAGTCTTAGCAGGAACTGCAATCGCGCTGGGAGTGTACGTATAAACATACGGAGCAGTACCAGTCTTGACCACAGTACAACGAGACGCGTGGAGGAAGTAAACGAGTGTGTCAGTCGTAACGTCGAACTCGATATCACCTTCAATTGTCAAGTTACCGGGAATCATACCGACGAGGCCAGCAGTTGCACGAACTGGACGACGCTCTACCGGATTGATATTTGCCTTGATAGACTCAGAGTTGAACGGAATAAACTTGGTGGGAGCCAGATAGGTTCCAGAGACAGTTTCAAGTGCCACACCAAGGATGCCGCTAGCGCCGATATCAGGCATTCACGCCTCCATCATCATTGTTTTCAGGAGTCTCATCAACGGTCTCTTCGTCCTCATCAACCACAGGGTCAGGATCGCTGGCCTTGTCCTTGACAAACTCGACTTTGACTGTCGGATTCTTCCGAAATGCCTGTCGTAATGTTGGACCCTTCACTAACTGAGGCTGTCCTTCATCATCAAAACCAACAGAAGCGTTTGCCATGCGGAAAGTTTCCTCGGCCGCATTGTCAAGCTCAACTGTTTCACCATTTTTTAACTCACCGAGACCAGTAACAGTGACTGACTCGCCCTTGCCTAGTGTCGGTGAATCTAATGTGACTTTAAACATATCACTCCGCAGATTGTGGAAGGAATTCTTCCTTTGTGATACTGATTGTGAGTCGCGTAGCCGTATATGTCGTATTTGATTGCTTCGTAACGTATCCGGGTTCTACATTCGTGACTAAGACGCTGACAC